CTTAAAGAGGGTAGATATACTCTCGATATGGTTAAGATTGACAGAAAAGTCAGAGAAGTAATTAGCCAGATCAAACTCGCAGAAGCAGAAAAAGCTGATGTAGAGAATAGAATAGACGCTGCGGCCCCACAAGTTTCAGTAGCTACTTAATAAAAAGCTACATCGTTGAATAAATTCAATTCACACTACAGGCTCTCTTGCGCTCTATTAAAATGTAGTATATATATTAGCTAAATAAATTGGTTATCGTAAAAAATAACTGGCGTTTAGGAGGCGCTGATAATATGACAACACACTTTACTTCAGGAGTCACAAACGTAGTGACAGGAGGAACTGGTGAAAAATTAAAACAACCAGATCCAATTAAATACCACGTTTATCATGAGGACTTCGACAAATACACAGCTAGTGACTGGGTTATTACTACAACTGAAGGCGGTGGCGGAGACGCAACTGAAGCTTTAGGAGATGGTGATGGCGGTTTATTAGTTGTAACAAACGATGCAGCAGACAATGATTCTGATGAGTTTCAATGGGCTGGTGGTTCAGGCGGAGTAATTGAATCTTTCAAATACGAAGCTGCAAAAGGTCTATACTTTAAAACTAGATTTAAAGTAAGCGACGCAACTCAATCTGACTTTGCGGTTGGTTTAATCATCACTGACACAGCGTTTATTGATGGTACAACTGATGGTATCTTTTTCAGAAAAGCTGATGGTTCTACTTCTATGGAATTAGTCATAGAAAAAGACAGCACAGAAACAACTGTTTCTTGTGGAACTGCAGCTGATGATACTTTCATGACTTTAGGATTTTATTATGATCCAAGAGACAGAAAGTTTCATGTCTACAAAGATAATGTAAAAGTTGGAACCGGTGTGAATACAAATGCTCCAGACAATGAAGATTTGGCTGTTTCATTTGGAATTCAAAACGGTGAAGCTGCTGCGAAAGTAATGACTATGGATTACGTTTCAGCAGGAAAAGAGAGAACAGCTAATACTGAACTTTAATAAGTAATAGTGTGGGCTTCGGCCCACACAAATTTTTAAGGAGAAACAAATGTCAACAGACGTAAAGAGTAAAACATTCTTAAACAGTTTATCTGCTGCAACAGCATCAGTAGCTGCATTACAGACTACAAGTGGAGCTGAAAATTTATCTTTGGCAGCAGCAGCTGGGACAGGTGCGTTTCATCAAACAGACCAAGCATGTAAACTTACTATAACTTGCGGAGCAGATATGAGTGGAGTTACTTTCACTGTGACTGGAACAGATATTGCAGGTGATGCATTATCAGAAGCAATAACTGGACCAAACGCAACTACAGTAACAGGCAGTAAATTTTTTAACACTGTTACTCAAATAGCTACTAGTGGTGCAGTTGGAACAAACACTTCAGTTGGAAACGCTGCAGGAACTACAGGCGGACAAGCCGTTTTAACAGCTGGTAGAACTAGAGTAAGAGGAATGCACATTACAACTGGTGGAACTGTAGGAAATATATCTTATTTCAATACATCACCCGTATCAGGAACGTCTTTATTTTCTTTTCAAGTTGCAACAACTACAAAAGATTATATTGATCCATATATTCCAGATGATGGAGTATTATTTGATGCAGGGGGATATATAGATATTCCAGCAGGAACAGCAGTGAGTGTTACTACATTCTTTGATGGATAGGAGGTTAAATGGCCAACACTACCTCGGGAACAACAACATTTGATAAAACTTTTGCTATTGATGAAATAGTGGAAGAAGCTTTTGAACGTATTGGTCAACAAAACGTTGCAGGTTATCAATTAAAAAATGCTAGAAGATCTTTAAATATATTGTTTCAAGAATGGGGCAATAGAGGCATTCACTATTGGGAAATAGGCTCAACAAATTTAGATCTTATAGAAGGTCAGGCAGATTATGATTTTTTTAGATCAAGTGATGATGGAACGTCAGCAACAACTACGGATCCATCTGGTGTGTTTGGAGTATCCGATATCCTTGAAGCACAATTAAGATCAAATAGAACTCAAACAACACAATCAGATAGTCCTATGACAAAAGTAGATAGATCTACTTATGCAGGCTTTTCGAACAAATTATCTAAAGGCACACCTAATCAATATTGGGTAGAGAGATTTATAGATAAAGTTACGATACATATTTATCCAACACCAGATTCAACAAATGCATCTAAAGATATGCATTTCTTTTTTATAAAAAGAATACAAGATATAGGCGATTATACTAATGCAACTGATGTACCATTTAGATTTGTGCCTTGTATGGTATCAGGACTTGCATATTATTTAGCACAAAAATATCAACCACAATTAATTCAACCTATGAAATTAGTTTACGAGGATGAATTAGGAAGAGCTTTAGCGGAAGATGGTTCAGCCTCTAGCACACATATTACACCTAAAGCTTACTACCCAGGAGCATAATGGCAGATTACGGAAGTTTTAAAGATTTTATTGAAAGCACAGGAGATGAAGAACTTTTAGATCTTTATGTTGAAGGTTTAAAATTAAAAGATTTTTCTAAACTAGAAAAAAAATTAAAAGAAAAAGGATATCAACCTGGAGAATATGCTAAAGGTGGTAGAGTTAATTATTCAGAAGGAACAAAAGATATGAAAATGGCTGGGTACATAGACCCTATGTCAGAAAAAAATGACATGGCTATAGAGATGTTTGGTAAACAATTAAAAGATTTAACAGAACCAGAATTAGAATTATTAGACGAAGAGATTGACAGATTAAGATCTAAATTAATGGCTAAAGGTGGTAGAGTAGACAAACCTTTAGGACCTGGTGGTGCTAAAAAGAAAAAAGGTAAAAAATAATGGCAAAGTACGCAACAGGAAAATACGCACGAGCAATATCAGATAGATCAGGTATGGAATTTCCATACAAAGAAATGGTTAGAGAATGGAATGGTTCATTTGTTCACGTGTCTGAGTTTGAACCAAAGCAACCACAATTAGAACCAAAACCAATGAACGGAGATTCTATATCTTTGAGACACGTAAGACCTGACAGAATAGAAACTGCTGTTCCTAATCTTTTACCTTTAAATGCATTTACTACTACAAATGGATCTGCAACAATATCTGTAAACGAACCAAATCATGGTAGATCAACAAGTGATACTGTTAGATTTAGAGATGCAGAAGTTGTTGGAGGCGTGGCTGCAGCAACAATAAATTTAGCCACAGGGTACACAATTACTAAAGTAGATGATGATAATTATACCTTTGCAACTGCAACGACATCTAGTATAACTGAAACAGGGGGAGGCGGCTCTGCATCAGCAGGACCAGTAACAGTAACGGCATGATTAAAAAAATTAAAAATTTTATTTGTAGTTTATTTGGTATTAAACAATGTGAGTGTCCAGAGGATGAGCATATAGAATTTTATACAAAAGTTCCAGAACCAGAAATAAAAGTTCACATTGAAGAACCAAAAAAATGTGGAACACATAATAGATTTAAAAAAAGTTGTCCGATTTGTAGAGAACTAGCGAGGAATACATAATGGCAGGATTAAGTGCGTCAGGATTAAAAACACAAATAAGAAGTTATACTGAAACAGACTCAAATGTTTTAACAGATGCTGTTTTAGAAAATATTATTTTAAATGCACAATATAGAATTTTTAGAGATGTGCCTATAGATGCAGATAGAAAACAACAAATAGGTAATCTAGTTACAGGTCAAGAATCTATTAACGCGCCAGCTGGTGCAGTATTTATAAGAGGAATACAAGTTTATGATTCAACATCAGCAACAACTGGTGCAAATGTTTGGTTAGAAAAAAAAGATGTTACATATCTACAAGAATATATTTCGTCAACAGAATCTGCAAAAAGAGGCCAACCAAAGTATTACGCCATGTTTGGTGGGGCTACAGGTGAGTCAGACACTACATCTGGTAGAATGATATTTGCCCCTGTTCCTGATACAACATACAAATTTAGAGTTCATTATAATGCAGCCCCTGCACTATTAGAAAATAACGATACAAATTATATTAGTCTAAACTTTCCAAATGGCTTATTATATTGTTGTTTATCAGAGGTATATGGGTTTCTAAAAGGTCCGATAGATATGTTGACATTATATGAAAATAAATATAAACAAGAAGTACAAAAGTTTGCTCTTGAGCAAGTTGGTAGAAGACGAAGAGATGACTACACTGATGGCACTGTTCGTACACCAATAAACTCAGCAAACCCGTAGGAGAAAAATTATGGCAATAACATCTGCAGTTTGCACAAGTTTTAAAGTAGAACTTTTAAAAGGAGTTCACAATTTTAGCGCATCAGGTGGAAACACTTTTAAAATTGCATTATTTACCAGTGATGCATCTTTAGGGGCTGCTACAACAGCATATTCAACATCTAATGAAATTAGTAACACATCTGGATCAGCTTATTCAGCAGGAGGAGCAACGCTTACAAGTGTTGATCCAGCTGCTTCAGGCACAACAGCAGTTTGTGATTTTAGTGATGTAAGTTATACTTCAGCAACTTTTACTGCAAATGGATGCATGATATATAATGATTCAGCATCTGGAGACCCTGCATGTGTAATTGTAGCGTTTGGCTCCGATAAAACTGTAACATCAGGAACTTTTACAATTCAATTTCCAACAGCAGACGCAAGCAACGCAATCATACGATTAGCCTAAAGGAGTAACGACACATGTCCGTTACTAGAACCTACACAGTAACGGTGGTTTCCACCGACTCTGGAAATAAATATTTTATTGATGGTGTTCAACAAGATACTTTAAATTTAGCTGAAGGTGGAACTTTTAAATTTGATCAAGCAGATTCTTCAAACGGTTCTCATCCTTTAAGATTTTCAACAACAAGTGATGGCACACATAACTCTGGAAGCGAGTATACAACTGGTGTTACAACTAGTGGAACACCAGGGTCATCTGGAGCATACACACAAATTGAAGTAGCAGCCTCTGCACCAACTTTATATTATTATTGTAGTAATCACTCTGGAATGGGTGGACAAGCAAATACAATTAGTGGGGATTCTTATGGTGCATTTGGTTGGAGTTCAAATTCTTGGGGAATTAATTCTCTTACTGTTGGTTGGGGAGCTGATGCGTTTAATGATTCTGTCTCTACTTGGGGAGATGTAGGAGATGAAATAGTTTCACTAACAGCGCCAGATGCAATTTCTTCAAAAGTCAGTGTTGGTTCTGCGTGGAATGATGATACATGGGGCGAAGAACAATCATGGGGTCAATTTACATTAACACCAGCAGATGTAATGGGGTTAACAGGAGTTTCTTCAACATCATCTGTAGGTTCTGTTTCATTTACAATTGATGCTACCGCTGCAGTTACAGGTGTTTCTTCAACATCATCTGTTGGTTCTTTATCGCCTGCTGATGTTATGGGACTTACAGGTGTTTCTTCAACATCATCTGTTGGATCAGTTAGTATTGCTGATGTAATAGGACTTACAGGAGTTTCTGCAACTTTTAATGTTGGTAGCTTTAGTATTGGATCAAGTCCTGTTATAAACTTAACAGGTCAAACAATAACTGTATCTGGTGGATCAATAGATCCTTTAGCTATTGCTCAAGGTTTAACAGGTCAATCAATAACTTCAGCAGTAGGATCGGTTACTGTTGCTGATTTAGTTTTAGGTATATCAGGTGTGGAAGCAACTGCTTCTGTAGCTACTTTTGGAACTGCAACTGGCTTTGGAATTCAGGCATATTCTAGCGTTGACACAGGTTCAAATTCTTCGTATACAGATGTTGCAACTGGATCAAATACAAGCTATAGTGACGCTGCATAGGAGATAAAATATGGCATCAACATATACGGGACTAGGAGTCGAACTTCAAGCAACTGGTGAAAACGCCGGAACTTGGGGAACAAAAACTAATACAAATTTACAAATTATAGAACAAATATCAGGTGGATTTACACAACAAGCAGTATCTGATTCTGGAGATACAGATCTTGTTGTATCTGATGGATCAACTGGTGCAACTCTTGCGCACAGAATGATTGAGTTTACAGGAACTATTTCTGCTGGAAGAAACGTAACTATACCTATCGATGTTCAAACTTTTTACTTTTTAAAAAATTCAACAAGTGGCTCTCAAGTTGTAACTTTTAAATATGTTTCTGGAAGTGGAAGCAGTGTAGCAGTAGCTAATGGAGCAACTGTGGTAGTATTTGCTTCTGCAAACGATGGCACAAACCCTGATATTATTGACATGGGTTTTGGTTCAGGTGATGTAACACTTACTGGAACACAAACTTTAACAAACAAAACTTTAACAGCTCCTAAAATTGTAGATGCAGGTTTTATCGCAGACGCAAATGGGAATGAACAAATTATATTTCAAACAACATCTTCAGCAGTAAATGAGTTAGAAGTAACTAACGCTGCAACAGGTAATCCACCAATCTTAGGTGCAAGTGGAGAAACTAACGTTGATGTTCATATAAAACCAAAAGGCACTGGAGAAACTAGAATTGGAACAGGGGCAGCAAATGCTACTCTTACATCTAGTGGAGCACATGATTTAATATTAGATACAAACTCAGGTTCTAACTCAGGTACAATTACAATAACTGACGGAGCAAACGGAAATATTAATATAGCACCAAATGGCGATGGTGTTGCTCAAGTTGGTGGAGCTGCAATAAAAGTTGCAGGTAAAGAAACTATTTGGGTTCCAGCTGCTGCAATGTATGGCGCAACAACAAACCCAGCTGACGCACAACAAGTTGAAACAACAGCAACAAGACCTGATATGAAAGTATTAGATTTTGATAAAGACACAGATCAATTTGCACAATTTTCAATAGCGATGCCTAAATCATGGAATGAGGGAACATTAACTTATCAAGTATATTGGACACCAGGTTCTACAAATACAGGTGATTGTATTTTTGGATTGCAAGCTGTTGCATGTGCAGATAACGATACTATTGATGTTGCTTATGGAACTGCAATAAATGTTACGGATGCCGGAATAGGAACAGTTGAGGATCAACAAATTTCATCAGAAAGTAGTGCAGTAACAGTTGCGGGTTCTCCTGCAGCAGGTGAATTAACTTATTTTCAATTATTTAGAGATGCAAATGCTGGTGGAGATACTTTTACTGCTGATGCAAGAGTGCTTGGAGTTAAAATATTCTTTACTACAGATGCAGCTAACGACGCATAAAAGGTTTAGAATATGAGAAAAATACCTGGAGAAAATTTAACCACAAACGGTAAAGGGACTAAAACTAAAAAGTCCACTAGAGGTAAGACAATGTTTGGATACAATGTCTTAGGTTTTGGATCTGGTGGTCCTAACGCAGAATTTATATGTGCATCAGGTGGTACAATAACAACTTCAGGAAATTTTAAAATACACACTTTTACTGGACCAGGAACTTTTACAGTTAATGCTGTAGGTAATGCATCTGGATCAGAAACTGTTGATTATTTAATTGTAGCTGGAGGTGGAGGTGGATCTCCAGGACCAAGTGGAGGAAATGCCGGAGGCGGTGGCGCAGGTGGCTTTAGAGCTAGTTCAGGAACTGCATCAGGATGTTATACTGCTGGTCCATCACCTGTTGTTGGTCCAGTTTCCGCTTTACCAGTTAGTGCAACTGGTTATCCAATAGTAGTTGGAGGCGGTGGACCTGTTGGAAAAAATCAAGGATCAACTTCATCCGCATTTTCACTTAGTTCTGCTGGTGGCGGAGGTGGAGCGGCCTCAAGTCAAGGAAATCTTCCAGGTGGAGATGGAGGATCAGGCGGTGGAGGTTCTACTCCAGGTGCTAATGGAGGTTCTGGAAATGTACCTCCTGTAAGTCCACCACAAGGAAATGATGCTGGCGGAGGACCAGGCGGCGGCGGAGGCGGCGGCATAGGTAGTGCAGGTTCAGCTTACGGATTTGCAGGTAGCGGAGGTGAAAGTGTAATTACTGCTTCTCCTGTTTATTATTCTGGTGGAGGATATGGCGGTGATCAAAGATTTAGTCCAGGCGGACACTCACCCGGACCAAATGGTAGAACAGGAATAGGATCAAATGGAGCTGCTAATACAGGTGCAGGAGGGTCTGCTGGAGCAGAAAGTCCTGCTCCATCAACAACTGGAGGTAGTGGTGGTTCAGGAATAGTTGTTATAAGGTATAAATATCAATAAGGAAAAATATGGCACATTTTGCAAAAATATCTGAAGAAAACCTAGTACTACAAGTTTTAACACTTGATAATAAAGACATGTTAAACGCTGATGGTGTTGAAGTTGAATCGATAGGTCAACAGTATTTAGAAACACACAATAACTGGCCTGCAGAAATGTGGATTCAAACATCTTACAATACATATAACAATCAACATAATTTAGGTGGAACACCTTTTAGAGGTAATTACGCAGGCATTGGTTATGAATGGGATAACGATAATCAAATCTTTTGGCCTCAAAAACCATATGCATCTTGGTTAAAAGATATGACTACAGTTAGTTGGAAATCACCAATTGGCGATGCTCCAGCATTAACAGCTGAACAACAATCACAAAATACAGCTGATACTCATGCTTGGGAATATATTTGGAATGAATCAGGACAGACTTGGGACTTGACAGATTATAAAGCATAAATTAGAAATAGTAGTAATATGCAGAAGAAAGTATTAAGTGAACAAGCATTATATTATGGTGATGTTTCAATGCCAAAAGGTTTTGAAATAGACAGACATAAATTATCTACAGATACCTTACAATCACAAATTCAAAATAAAGAATTTCCATTTTCTAGGACTTGGGATATGTTAACTACTTATATAAGAGATCATATAAATTTAGAGTATAATTTTCAATTAGTTAATAAACAAACATGGGGTAATTTTTATAAACCTAAAGAAACAACAATTCCATTACTTAATATTGATCCAGTAGATTTGCGAAACTCACCAGACTTTACTTTATTGTATGGTGTAGAAGTTAAAGACTGCATGGTTAGAATACATTATGAAGATAACAGAAGAAAAGGAAGATCATGGGATATGTCTTTGACTAATAATCAGTTTATTATGTTTCCATCAACTAATATGTATTATTTAATTAATAATCAAAAGGATAATTTAAATTTCGTACAAACAATAACGTATGAATATATCTAATTACTATTGGTATTTTAAATCTGCATTAACACCTAGATTTTGTGATGAAGTAATTAAATATGCTAATAATCAAAAAGAAGTTATGGCAAGAACTGGTAGTTATGGAAATAGACCATTAAATAAACAAGAAGTATTAAATTTAAAAAAAAAAAGAAACTCTGATTTAGTATGGTTAAATGACACCTGGATATATAAAGAACTACATCCTTTTGTGCATGAAGCAAATAGAGCAGCTGGTTGGAATTTTGATTGGGAAAGATCTGAATCTTGTCAGTTTACAAAATATAAATTAAATCAATATTATGATTGGCATTGTGATAGTTGGGATAAACCTTATGATAGACCAAATGATCCAGAGCACGAAAAAATTAGAAAACTATCTATGACTTGTCAGTTAACAGATGGTTCAGAATACAAAGGTGGTGAATTAGAATTTGATTTTAGAAATTATGACCCACATATGAGAGATGAATCAAAACATAGAATACAATGTAAAGAAATATTACCTAAAGGATCTATTATTGTATTTCCTTCATTTGTATGGCATAGAGTTAAACCAGTAACTGCTGGCACAAGATACAGTCTTGTTGTTTGGCATTTAGGAAAACCATTTAGATAATGTATTTAAATAATTATTTTAATACAACAATATGGTTTGAACAAAAACTTGACTGTCTTAAAGTATTGAATAAAGCTTCTAACAAATATATTAAAGAAGCAAAGAATAAAGAAAAAAAATATATAAAAGAATATGGTGACTTTGGACGATCATTTCATTCAAAAACTTTATTAATGGACAATGATTTTTTAGATTTTAAAAATTATATTGGTCAAAAATCTTGGGAATATTTAGATCATCAAGGTTATGATATGACTCAATATACAACTATGTTTTCTGAAATGTGGGTTCAAGAATTTGCTAAAAAAGGTGGTGGTCATCACTCTGCACACATACATTGGAATTGCCATGTATCAGGTTTTTATTTTTTAAAATGTAGTGATAAAACATCATATCCAATATTTCATGAACCACGAATAGGAGCACGTGTTACAAAATTAAAAATGAAACCAGATAGAAAAGGTATATGGGGTGGAGAAGAACTTATAAACTTTAGACCTACACCAGGTGCATTAATTATATTTCCAGGGTTCTTGGAACACGAGTTTGCAGTAGATCATGGAATAGAACCATTTAGATTTATACATTGGAACATACAAGCTGTTCCAAAAGAAATGGCTAAAGATGTTTAGTATTTTTAGTTCTTATGTTAAAGAAGATTTTTTTACTTTAGATACTAAAAAAATAAAAAAAGAAATCTTAAATATGAAAATAAAAAACAAAGGAAAAATAATAAGTAATTATGGTGGTTGGCAAAGTAAAAATTTTTTAAAAATAAATCAAAACTTTAAAGATTTATTTAATCAAATAAATTTATCTGTAAAAGAAGTAGAAAAAAATTTAGGTTTAGAAAAAAAATTATTTTTAAATTATTATTGGTGCAATATAAATTCTCTAAGTTGTTTTAATAGACCTCATAATCATTTAGGCGCTGTAATATCAGGAGTATATTATGTAAGCACTCCAAAAAATTCTGGTAATCTTATTTTTGAAAACTATGATAGTAATAAACACATAACATATAAATTTGTAAAAAATTATAATGAATATAATTCTACAAAATGGACTATTTTACCTAAAGAAAATTTATGTGTTTTATTTCCATCTTATTTATTTCATTATGTTGAACCTAATTTAAATAAAAAAGAAAGGGTAAGTATAAGTTTTAATTATGGCTTTTAAGAAGAAAAAATATACAGTTGTTCGTCAAGCAATATCAAAAGACCTTGCGGCTTTTGTTGCAAATTATTTTTGTATGCAAAAACAAGTTTATGATACTTGTATGCAAGCAAGATATTTTTCACCTTTTGAAAATATATTAGGTCATTATGAAAATAACACTGAACAAATACCAAACACCTATAGTCAATATGCAAATATAGCTATGGAAACTTTAATGTTAAAATGTCAACCTCAAATGGAAAAAGTAACAGGTCTTAAATTATATCCAGCTTATACTTACGCAAGAATTTATAAAAAAGGTGATGAATTAAAAAGACACAAAGATAGATTTAGCTGTGAAATATCAACTACTATGAATTTAGGTGGTGATGACTGGCCGATATATTTAGAGCCATCTGGAGAAACTGGTAAGAAAGGCATTAAAGTAGATTTAAAACAAGGAGATATGTTAGTGTATTCTGGTTGTGAATTAGAACATTGGAGAAAACCATTTAAAGGTAAAGAATGCGTGCAAGTATTTCTTCATTATAATAATCGTAAAACTTTAGGATCAAAAGATAATATATTTGATAAACGTCTACATTTAGGTCTTCCATCTTGGTTTAAAAAATAGTATATTATAATATTAATATAATTTGAAAACTAAGCTTTTTCATATATAGTGAGCGATTATGCTACAAAAAATAGGTTTTCAGCCAGGTATAAATAAACAAATCTCAGAAACTACAGCAGAAAGTCAATGGGTAGACTGTGATAATGTTAGATTTAGATATGGATCACCAGAAAAAATAGGTGGTTGGAATCAATTAGGAAATGTTAATGAAAACGAACTTACTGGAGCAGGACGTGGACTTCATCATTTTGTTAATAGTTTAGGTAGAAGATATGCAATAATCGGCACAAACAGAATTTTATACGCATACTCTGGAGGTGTATTTTATGACATACACCCTATTAAATCTACAACAACGCTTACAAGTGCATTTAGCACGACTAACGGATCACCAACTGTTACAATAACTTTCTCATCTGGTCACGGTATCAATCCACAAGATATAGTTTTATTAGATAGTTTTAGTTCAGCAACTAATTCTAATTATAGTGCATCTGATTTTGACGATAAAAAATTTATGGTGACATCTGTACCAACAACTACAACTATTACAATTACAATGCCATCAAATGAATCGGGTTCTGGTGCAACAACATCAGGAGGTATTAGAGTACAACATTATTTTCCTGTTGGATCTGCTGTTCAAGAAAAAGGATTTGGATGGGGCCTTGGATCTTGGAGTGGAGAATCATCTTCCGCTGTAACTACAACTTTAAACGGTGCTTTAGGTGATAATGCATTTGGAACAGGTGGTTCTGGAACTTCTATTGTTTTAGCTGATGCAACACAATTTCCTAGCACAGGAACTAATTTTATAAAAGTAGGAACAGAAGAAATATCTTATACAGGAGTCACAGGTGGAACTACATTAACAGGTATTACAAGAGCTGTTAGAGGAACAACAAGAGCGGCACATAGTGATGGTGCAACTGTAACTAATACTACGGACTTTGTTGCTTGGGGTGAAGCAGCATCAGGTGACTTGGTATTAGAGCCCGGTATGTGGTCACTGGATAATTTTGGTGACAAAGCAATTTGTTTAATTCACGATAGTGCATGTTTTGAGTGGGACTCTAGTTTATCAAATGCTACGGATACAAGATGCACGATTATAACAGGAGCACCAACAGCATCAAGACATATGGTTGTATCAACACCGGATCGTCACTTAGTTTTTTATGGAACAGAAACAACAATAGGAAATACAGCAACACAAGATGATATGTTTATTAGATTTTCAGATCAAGAAGATATTAATACTTATACACCAACAGCAACCAATACTGCTGGTACACAAAGACTAGCTGACGGATCACAGATTAGAGGAGCTATCAGAGGTAGAGATGCAATTTATGTTTGGACTGATACAGCATTATTTACACAACGTTTTGTTGGTCAACCATTTACGTTTGCCTTTTCACAAGTTGGAACCAACTGTGGACTTGCAGGACAGAATGCATGCGTAGAAGTTGATGGTGCTGCTTATTGGATGTCAGAAAATGGTTTTTTTAGATATGCTGGTAAATTAGAATCATTACCATGTTTAGTAGAAGATCATGTTTATGATGATATAAATTTAGAATCTGGTAACCAAATGGTATCTGCTGGATTAAACAATTTGTTTGGTGAAGTTATATGGTTTTATCCAAGTTCAACATCATCTGTTGTAAATAAAATGGTTGCATATAATTATTTTGATTCATCACCACAAAGACCAGTATGGACTGTTGGCACATTAGCTCGAACTATGTGGCAAGATTCTGCAGTATTTACTAAACCACACGCTTTAGAATACGATGCATCAACAGATACATCTTTTGATGTTGTAGGCAACACAGAAGGTAGAACAGCCTACTATGAACACGAAACAGGAACAGATCAAAATAAAAACGGAACAATTACAGCTATTACATCAAACATATCATCAGGAGATTTTGATATTACACAAGCAAGATCAGCACAAGGACAACAAACTGGTGTTGCAACATTTAAAGGTGATGGAGAGTTTTTAATGAAGATAAGAAGATTTATACCTGATTTTATATCTCAAACTGGTAATACACAAATTACATTAGAAGTTAGAAATTTTCCGAATGACACACAAGCTAGTTCTGCACTTGGACCTTTTACTGTAACATCATCTACACAAAAAATAGATACACGTGCAAGAGCTAGAGCTATTGCATTAAAAGTAGCAAATACAGGTGCATCTCAAAGTTGGAAACTAGGAACTTTTAGATTAGATATACAACCGGACGGTAGAAGATAATGAGTATATTAGATGCACTTTCAAAACACAGTATGTTTTCTGAAACATTAGATACATTAAATAGAGATCCTTTAACAGCACACCAAATGAAAGGTTTTGATTTTGCAAAAAACTTTCCTGGTGCAGTGCCTGGTGGAGTATATACTCCAACTTCTTTTTTAGGACCTATACTTTCTAAAGGATATCAATATGGTCAAGAGTTAAGTAGAGCTATGTTAGATGGATTAGGTGGTGTTACTATAGGTGATGCACTTTCAAAAGCAGGAATACAATCAGATGCAAATATTAAAGGCATGCAAAAAAAAGGTTTTGACATGGATACTTATAAACAAAATTTACAAGATTTTAATATCGACAACGTAACTTTTGCTAATTCTTTTGGTATACCAACTCTTAAAAATAAATTTGCAAATATTGGAAAAAAAATTAGCGATGCTGTTATTAGTCCGTTAAACGCTTATGAGTTTAATCCTAATGAAATACAATCAAAAATAAACGCAGCAAAAAATAGAGAAGAATTAAATAGAATAGGTTTATTGGCCTTTGATGATGCAGGACTTACACTACCGGATTATGAAGAGTTTGCACAAAAAGCTAAACCAGGTTTTAATTTAAATTTTGCAAAACAACTAGGATCAGGTGCTCTTGGTATATTGACAGGTAATCCGTTTATTGGATTATTAGCTAGAGGTATAGGTGCTTTAGGAAGTAGAACTAATTTACCAGGAATAAGAGGTGGTATTGATTTACAAGGAGATACAGGATTAGACACATTTAGAAGATCTACTAGTCTTGCAGATTTCTTTCAAAGAAGAAGAGATCAAAAAGCAAGAGACGAAGCAGCTAAAATTGGAGCAATGAAACAAGCGGCTCAAAATTTGGATTATGAGTATGATGCTTATGTAGGTGGAAATGGCGGAGGCGGCGGCGGATTTAGCGGACCTTCTCCAGGATCTCAAGGACCTGGTGGTTCAGATGAAATGGGTAGTTTTTAATGGCTAAGATAGTACAAGTATTAACAAGACCATCACAACAATATGATTATACTGTTGCTGAAGCACAAACAAGAGATATAGATGGTATTATAGTAAAACTAAATACTACATATCAACAAGAACTAAAAGATGAGGTAGAAGCTCAAAACTTCTTTTTAAATTAATGGCAAATAGTTTTTTAAATAAAAAAGTAGATTTAACTACAACAGATTTAACAACATTATATACAGTGCCAAGTGCAAAAACAGCTGTAGTAAAATCTATATTAGTTTCCAATGATGCAGGATCTGGTTGTAATATAGATGTTACTTTAGTCGATGCCAGTGGTAATATATTTAGTCTATTTAAAACAAAGACCATAGCAACAATTACTACAACAGAACTTTTAACTAACCCACTTGTAATGGAAGAAAGTGAGATACTAAAGGTACAAGCTTCTGACGCGAATGAGCTGCACGTCATAGCTTCTTTATTAGAAATACAGCCGAGAGAGGTAACAGCATAATGCAAGAAATTAAACCTGAAAAAATTATAGAAAAGATAACAAATAAGAAAACAGGCGAAGAATACACTAATGACAACGAATGGAAGTCAAAGGGTATATCACCAGAGGACATCAGAAGAGATGTAACAGTGGTGATGCCAAGCCTTGATTTTCTAGGTAAAACCAAATAAGATAGATAGATGGCCATTTCAAGATCACAACAACCAAGACAAATGTACGGACTAGGGAGCTTCGTAAAGAAGGTAACTAGAAAAATAACTAAACCTATAACTAAAGTAGCTCAAAAAATAGTACCAAAAGAAATAGCAGGTATTATGAGAACTGCTGCACCTTTTTTGCCACCAGGATATAGAGAAGCAGCATATCTATTAGGTACAGCAAAACAAACTGGTAGAATTAGTCCTGTAGATTTAGCATTAGTTCTTGCACCACAAGTTGGAAGAATGAAAGTTGGTGATAGTGGTTTAACTGTGAAACAACAACTTGGTGCTTTGGATGTGCCTTTTTCAGATAAAACTTTAGGAGAGTTTTTTGTAGGAGCACCAGCAGACTCAGGAATAGATGTAAAGACAGTAGCAGGACCAGTTCCAGGAGCTTCAGGATCTGCAACTGGCACAGCAACATTAGGAGCAAGTGAGGCAACATCAGGTTTATTTGGTAAAGGTGGAGAAATGTTTCAACTTGGTAAAGGAACTTTACCTGGAACTGGAGGAGAAGCAGCAAAACAATCGTTTGGTATAATGGATACAGGAGCAGGACAAACTTTATTTGGACAAGCTGGAGATCCTACAAAAGTAAGTAAGGCTAAAGTATTTGGTTATGGAACAAGTTTGTATTCATTACTAACAGCGGCTAAAACTCCTGAAGAAGCAGGAAATTTATTAGTTGAACAAACAGGTAATTCTGATGACTATGAAAGAGGTTATCAAATGTTTTCAGTATTAAAACCAGGTATATTTGATATTCCAGAAGAATTTAGATTAACTAAATCTGGAGGCGGTGCAAGAATTCTACCAGTTAAAGAAGGTGGTTTGATAAGAACTAATTATGCAATAGGTAGTGATGACAAACCAGTATTACCAGATGACCCAACAAAACCAATAAATCCTTTTGCACCAAAACCAATTAAACCATTAGAAGATAATAAAATGGCTAGTGGTTTTGGAAGTTATAAAGATTTTATAGAGTCAACAGGTGACGAGGAACTTATGGATCTTTATATAGAAGGTTTAAGTTCAGGAGATTTTACAAAGTTATTAGATGCATTAAAAAGAAAAGGTTATCAAAGTAGAGATCTAGCTGCAGGTGGTAGAGTAGGGTTGGCTCTTGGATCAATGCCCACGGCCCAAGAATCAGGCTTAGGAGGGCTTCCAATTGAGGCAGATATGAGGTATACAGGAGGCTTCATGCCATACGGCGCAAAAGAAAAAGCCGATGACGTGCCTGCTAGATTAAGCAAAAATGAATTTGTATTTACTGCTGATGCTGTTAGAGCAGCAGGTGGAGGCAGTGTTAATGAGGGTGCTAAAAAAATGTATCAAACAATGAAAAAATTAGAAGCAAAACCTGAAGCAAAAGGAATGGTAGCATAATGGCTGAAACAGTAACACAGATACAATCGGCACCAGATTATTTAAAACCTGGTATAGAAAAATTTTTAGAAGGTCTAACAGACCAAGCTGGTCAAGATATAGATACATCCAAGTTTGCACCACAAGTGGTGGGACTTGGAGCATTACAACAACAAGCTCAACAACAAGCAGCAACACAAGCGGGTCTTGGTACATTACAATTTGATCCAACTACTGGAGCAGTATCAGGTGTTCAAGGAACAGGTGTTGCAGGGTTTCAACCGTTTTTACAAACAGCTCAACAAACTATTGGTGGTGTGCAGCCTTTTATTACTGCAGCAGCAAGTAGAACAGGACCAACTGCATTTCAAGCTTTTGAATCGCCGTATCAAACAGCAGTAAGAGATGCAACTCTTGCACAATTTGATGAGCAAGCAAAAATAAGAGAACAAGGTATTAAAGATCAAGCTGCTCAATTAGGTGCATTAGGTGCAGGTAGAACAGGTGTGCAACTTGCAGAGTACGGTAGAAGATCTGATATGGATAGAGCATTATTACAAGCACAATTAAATCAAGCAGGTTTCACACAAGCAAATCAATTAGCTGCACAAGCATTTGGTCAACAAGGTCAACTTGCAGGATTACAATCTGGTTTAGGCACTCAACAATTAGGATTAGCACAAGTGCAACCACAATTAGCTGCCGGTGCAATAGGCATGTCACAAGGACTAGGTCAATCTGATTTAGCATTTAGACAAGCTATTCAAGATGCATCAGCACAAGCAAATCAAATGGCTGCGTTTGAACCAATAAATAGATTAGCTAGATTTGGACAAGGACTAACTGGAGTAGGTGGTATGTTAGGAACTGTTTCAACTCAAACAGGACCAGCGGCTCCTGTACAAAGTCCTTTAGCAGGAGCATTACAAGCAGGAATAGGAGCATTTAGTTTAGGTAAACTATTTGGATAAGTATGAATTATAAAGTTATGCAAAGACCTATGTTTAAGATGGGAGGCAAAGCTGCCTCGCAAGGCACAGGTATTACATCAGGTTTAGATGAAAAAGTAAACATGACAGATGGTAGAGTAAACTACCAAGATGGACCAATAACAAGTCAAGATTTTCTTAGATCAGCCATGGAAAAATATAATAGAAGACAACAAAATCTGGCAGACATGAACAATTTAATAAATCTACAAGCTCTTGGTAAAGTTGGTAATATTTTATCTACAGAAGAATCTAATAATCCACTTGATATAATAAAAAATATTGCAATGTCAGGGGCCGATATAGCATTACCAGCTTTATCAGCTAAGAAAAAATTAAGTGCGAAATTAGATGATCCATCAGTAGATCTTGCGTTTGCTAAAGCACTTAAAACAGGCACTGGAGGTTTTTCAACTAAATTAAAATCTCAAGCTGCGTTAAAATTAATACAACAAGATATTAATAAATTAAGAAACGCTTTAACACAAGACGATGCAAATAAAGAAGTAATTAATAGACAAATAAGTGAGTTACAAGAACAAAAAAGAATTTTCTTAAGCGGAAATCCTTATTTAGAAGCAGTAGAATTATATTACAAATTTGACATAAAAGGTAAACAAGGATTAGAACCAGATGCCAAAGATTTAGAAAAATACTTAAAATTTACGAGTGGTGGTAATGCTATGGGAGGCACACCAAATAGAGTTGAAAGACAAATGGGTTCGCCAATGATGGGTGAACAACAAATGGCAAATCCTATGGCTGTCGAAAGACAAGACGTTGCCATGGAAACTCAAGGTCAAGGCAATAATGTTTACAATATGTTAAGAGCTAGACTACCACAAGAAATTACTGATGAAGTTGTAAAATTAATTTCATATAATAAAGAAGCATTTGCTGATTTTGCAAGCATTAAAAATCAAGAAGATGTAACATCTTTTAACGAAAAATACGGTGTAGAGTTAGTCATTGATGTGGCTACCGTTTAAGGAGGCACATGGCAGAAAGTTTTTTTGACAAGATAAAAAATCTTGGTACTAACTCTAGACAAGATCGTTTGAAAGCTGAGATAGATAAACCAGGAGCAGTTTTAGATAATGTCTACCGTGAGTTTGTAAGCGAACTACCTGGTGAAGTTAGACTTGAAGTAGATAGATATTTAGACATATTTAAAAATAATCCTCTCCCTGTAATAAATTTTTTAGATGAATATAAACAAAAAGGAAGCTCTGATTATTTTAAAAAAACATCTGTCTCAGATTTATCCGGAGTAGCTGATGATAATGACTTAGCAAGATTTTCTGATTTTAAAGTATTTGGTCCTACTAGATACGACATGATTTATAGACCAGAGTCTGAGTCTGGCAAACAAAACATGCAGAAAATGATAGAGGGTAAAGTATTCCAACTTGCTGCAGGGCCAACACATGGTATCTATACAGGTGTTAGAGGAACAGCAGAATTACTTGCTGCACTATCTGATTTATATTTAGATACAGAAACACTAGATAATGTTGAAAAAGCATTACCACAAATATCTTTAGAAGACATTTATGGAGATAACGCTGGAGGGATAGCAAAGTTTTCTTCTATACTTACACAATATGGAACAGGTTTTGCTCTTGCACAAAAGATTTCAAAAAAATTATTTGGTCAAGCAGTTAAAACTAAATTAGCTAAAAAAATAGCAGATAAAGCAGCCAAATCAGCAGTAACACAATCTGGTGTTAATCTTGCAAAATATGGTGGTTACTGGGTATTACCTGCATTTGCAGCTGATACAACTGTTTCTGCAATAGGACAAAGATCTGTAGGTGATATATTTGGAGATGAAACCGGTAATTTTTTAGAAAAAGCTTTAGCAAATACAAAATTAGAAAGTTTAGAAGAGATAACAAATCCTAAAGAATATGCAGCTGCAGTATTAAGAAATAAATTAAAATTTGGTACGGAGGGCACGGCATTTTTAGGAGCATTAAAATTAGTAGGTCCCTCTATAAAATTTGGTGCAAAAGGAACAGGTATTATATTAAGTGAAGTTGTAGATCCTGTACTTACAGGCACGACAAAATTATTAGCTAGTGAAAAATCTGGTTTACCAACATTATTTAGATCTGTATCAAAAGGAATTGATAATAGTATGACTAAATTAGGAATACCAAAACAAGAACTTTGGAAATTTTCTGAATATGGTTTAAATATAAAAAATTCTATGTTTAGAGCCATAGATGCATTTTCTCAAAATTTTAAATCAGGTGGTCCTTTTAATATTCAAGCTAGAAATGAACTTAAAAAATTAGATGGTTTAAATAGATCTGCAAAAAAATCTACAGATATTTTCATGAAAGATTTAGATAGAAAAATGTATGAATTAGCGGGTGCTGGATTTAATGACATATTATTTAACACACAAACTGCTAATCAAGCTCTTAGATATTGGAGTAAAGTATTAGAATACATGCGAGGTAGTGTAAAATTAAATCAATTACCAGAATCATTACGATCTTCATCTTTTGCTATTAGAACTTTAATAGATAATTATGCGTTAGATTTACAACCTATACTTAAAACTATGAATGTTAAAGATGATATTATAAAAAATATGGGTAGATATTTACATCAATCTTATGAAATATTTAAAAATAGTAAATTTAGAGCAGACAAATCAACTTATAAAAAAGCTATAGATTATTTTGTAAAATTACAAAGATCATTTAATAAAGGTATATCTAAAACAGATGCAAATATAGAAGCAACAGCTTTAGTAAATAGAATACTTACAATAGGTCGTTCGGAAGGTTCAACTCCTTCACAAAGGTTAAAAACAATAGTAAATGCAGCAGAAAGTTTAAACATACCTAAATCAACATTTAAAAAATTTTTTGGTGATGAAAAATATCTACCAGATGAAATAGCAAATTTATTAGGTAAAGTGAATGACCCTAAACAAATTATTATGGATACAATTGTTGAAATGGCTCACACTGCAAATAGTGCAAAAGCATACAAAGAAATAGCTAATTTTGGTATGAATAATTTTATTTTTAGAAATAGAAGAGATTATATTGAGTTTGCAAAAAAAAATGGAATTACATCACCTAGAGATTTAGTAGAGATAAAAATTAACAAACCTTATAATTTAGATCTGCAAAAAATATTTAAAACTGGTAACGAACCTATGTTAACTTTACCTGAAATAGCAAAAGCCATGAAAGACAATACACTAATCATGGATCAATTGTTAAAACTACCTTTTATGAAATCTGCACTTGCAATCAAAGCAGCAGTGCAAATGAACAAAACAGTTTTATCTTTAATGACACAGATGCGTAACATAACTACAGCTGGTATGTTTGCAACAGCGAACGGACATATTGGAAAAGGTGCAAGTGTTGCAGATAATTTTAGAATATTGTTTGATGATTTAGTTGGAACAACTAAAGATCCAAAAAAACTTAAAGAAACAATAGAAGAAGCATTAGAAAATGGAGCTATAGACTCTTCTACAATTGCACAAGAATTAGAGCAGATGATACCAGAACTTATGGGTGGAACTAGAGTGCCTACTAGTATTACAACTAAAGGGGTTAAAACAACAACAATACTTCAAGGAACAACTTCCGACAATATTTTTGCACATCTTTTTTCAAACAAAGGAGCTTTGGGTAGAGTGGTTGGTAAATCAATAGAAGCATATCAATTAGGTGATAACTTATGGAAATTATATGGGTATAATTATGTTAAATCACAATTAACTCCTGCGTTAAGAAATTTAAATGATGTTAAACAATATTTTAGAGATGTCTATAAATATGAATTTAGACCGATAAGAGCAGATGGCACAAAAAAAACATTAGAGGATGCTATCAAAGAAATAGCTGGTATCGAAATAAGAGATACATATCCAAATTATTCTATGATACCTACATTTGTTCAAAACGTTAGAAAGTTTCCTTTTCTTGGAAACTTCGTTGCTTTCGTATCAGAAATGTACCGAAATTCTTTTCAAATAACAAGAGGTGCTATGCGTAAGATGCAATCTGAAAACCCATACATTAGACAGATTGGAGCTAGACAATTAATTGGGTGGACTACAACAGTTGGAATTGCAACACCAGTTGTACTAAATGCTTCTCAAAAAATGACTGGTATTACAGAAGAAATGTATAAAGCTTACAAAGATAGATTTGCACCAGATTATGAAAAAGCATCAGATATGATACCAGTTACAGAGCAAGAAAAAGACGGTAGTTGGAAAGCAAGTAATTTTTCTTACCTTGTACCATATGCAGATGTAGCTGCTCCAGTTAAAGAAGCTTTTCAAACTTTTAGAGAAGGTAAAGACACTGATGAAAGCACAGCATTATTATTTGCAAAATCTTTAAAAGATGGAGTTGTAAGAGCATTCTCACCATTCCTCTCTAAATCAATCGCTTTTGAAACAAGTTTAGAATTAACACCAGATAGTAATTTACAATTTAGAACTAAACAAGGTGGTTTAATAGCTGATATAAAAAATGACCCTGATTGGTTTTCAAAGGTATTATACCACGCATACAGAAAAGTAACTCCTACAACTATTAGAAGTGCTGAAGAAATCTTTCAGGCTTTTAATGGTAATTTATCTAAATCTGCAATTAAAAGAGATTTATTTGATACAGTATTAAAAGTTTTGACTGGATTTAGTATACAAAAACAAAATCCAAGACAAAATATGAGATTTAAATTAGGTAATTACTCAGGACAATTAGGAAGTATAAGAAGTTCATTTACTAATGATGTTAACAACGCACAAAAATTACAAAAAGATGTTAGATTTTTAAAAAGAGGTTTACCAGCAGAAACAATTGCAAATGAATTTGAAATATTACAATCTAATTCTTATAGAGTTTTATCAGAAGTTTACAAAGATGTAGAGGCTTTACGTACTTTAAATTTTACTGAAGCAGAAATACGAGAAATGTTGTCAGGCCGTAGAGCCTTATCAGATGAAGACGTTAATATGGTTATGTTAGGAACATTTAATCCTGAAAAAGTACCTACTTTCAAAAAAAATTCTGCATTAGCTAATACTATAAAGTATATTAATCAAGAACTTGGAACAAATTACACAATAACTGATTTTGTAAATCTTTCTAAATTATATGAAATAGAAAATAAATACAGAACAATCCCTCTTGGTTTATCAGAAACAGAGAGACAAGAATTTTTAAGAGCTACACCAACAAGAAAAATTGAAGAACTAGAACCAAAAATTGAAGAACAAATAGACACAATAAAAAAACAATTACAAAATCAAAGAAGCGACGCACCACAACCAGTTAAACCAGCTGCACCTTTTTTACCGAACCCACAAATAGCTAATCTTTTTGCGGCAAATGTTAATCCACAAACAGGGTTGACACAAACTGAGTCTGCATTACTATCACCAGAAGAACAAATTATTGCTAAGAGGCTAAGAACATAATGGGAATTGAACCAAAGACTAATAGAGAACATATTATATCTATAAACGGTCACATAACTGGATTAAAAAGAGACGTAAAACATATGCACTACGGAATTCACAGATTGGGCGGCAAGATAGACAGGATCTATTGGGTTTTATTAGCTACGGTGGGGGCTGTAGCATTTCAATTATTGGATAAATTTGTATTTTGATGAATCTTTCACGAAACTTTACTCTCTCAGAGTTAATTAAATCAGACACTGCAATACGTAGGGGCATTAACAATAACCCTAACGCAGAACAAATAGAAAAACTAAAAGCATTGTGTGAAAATATTTTACAGCCGGTACGTGACCATTTTGGCAGGGTAAAGATAACGAGCGGTTTCCGTAGCAGTGAGTTGTGTCTAGCTATCGGTAGCTCTGCAAATTCACAGCATGCAAAAGCTGAGGCGGCTGACTTCGAATGTATTGGCGTAGACAACGCTGAACTTTTTGATTGGATAAAAAATAATTTGGAGCCAGATCAATTA